AGTCCTCGCCTGGACCACTTGTATATCCCAGGAAAGATATGCGCCGCCCCCTACCGAATAACTTCAAACGCTTGTGGGCTATTGCTCCTCCTGCGAGCACATCACTGTCTAGGACGAAGGAATCAAGGGCGGCCCCGTTCACGCCCATGTTGAACTGGCACGTATTGACATACTGGCTATCTATGATACAGTCAACAGAGAGGAACCAGTTACCAAGGGGATCGAAGAGGGCCTCGAGGAAGTGGAAATTCTTATCCATCGCTCCTAGTTTGTGGAGGGAAGGCGCACCGACTCCCATAACTCCGAAATCCTCGTGGCCTGTTTGGAACTGGGATAGGTAACCCGCGGCTCCCACAGAGCGAACAACCTGATCCAGATACCAGACGTTCCCAGTCATGTCGCCGACCATCGGTCTCATAACAGAGTTGGCGTCCTTCCGCATCCACATACTTGCGTCGGTTGCCCGTTGAGATTGACGGAAGCGAACAATGTCTGGTCGGTTATAGTCCACCACAAGGCGAGCATTTGGCACATTACTTCCGAGCAGCGGTATTGTGAAATGGACCTCCCTCTTGGCGGGATAATAGACAGCCTGTACGTTGGCCAACTGTGCGAAGTTGACATTATCTGTTATCCACGGATTAATGTTGGCGGCGAATGTCAGGGAGGATGCAGCGAAGGTACCCTGCGGTAACTCCTGGGAGACAGCGGAGGCCATATTGATGTTGGCAGCGGTGTCCATGAATAAGAGATCGTTATCAGTGGCTACAACACAGCCAGGTCCTGCGGCACCCATTGAGGTGGACACAGGATCTACATGCCATTGGGTTACGTCTACGCTTGTCGTATTAACGAAATAAATGCCGTTTGGCTTCTTAAAGACAAGAAGCATTCCTTTGAAGGATTCTATATGGACGATTTCATCTCCAACACCGGGAAATACTGCTTGGATACCGGAGACAAGAGCGGTGTTGAAGTCCTCATGGTTGGCAGGATTACTGAAGTAGACGAAATGACCTGCCGCTCCCCACAACCTATTCTCATGGATACAGCCAGAGACGGGACGCACGTTTGTCCAGTCAGCAGGAGGGCTGGCGATGTTCGTCATAGTTACGCCGTCGCCAGATAGGACTTTCACCTGATTAGTGTCGGTGAAGAGGAAGAGCTTCTTGTTGGCCGCCTGTGTCTCCTTACCACCAGCTACAAATTGCGGCGTCCTATTGGGGGCGTTCATACCAGATATCAGGGTGACAGGGAAGGTGCCGAGCCCACTGTCCTTGTATACGATCCCCGTCTCAGTCATGATTACCATACGCTGGGTATTGGGATCAGGCCAATAGTCAGTTCCAGCGGTTATCTGTGGGGCACCTGTTATGGGAGCGGCAGTATATGTGAGAGCGCCGGCCTCCTTACCCATCACCCCATTCTCATAGGTGACGTTGAGGGCGGTGATCAATTGGGTGGATTTGATCTGCGTCTGAGAGCGGGCCGCAGACCAGCCGTCCTGTCCTATGTTGATGGGGTATGTAAGGCCGGTATACATTAGTAGCCGATCACCAGACCGGACTCAGTACGCCACGGTCCCCTGATGGAGGCACGATCTTGCTGGCGAGGGAAGACGCGGCCGAGGTTCGCAGTGGTGCGTCCCTGACGAGCCATGTGCTCCCTTCTCATGCCGTTGATCTTACCCTTTATCAACTGGCCAATACCTCCGGCACGATCATCATTCTTGGCAATGTAGATCTGCTGGAGGCAGAAGTCCGCCAGAATTGACCTGTAATTGAGCGGTACAAGTGGTTCCTCTGAGGGAGATCCGGTGAGGGTGGGAGGCATCCGTACGTAGTCGAAATCTACCCTTACGTACTTGGTGGTAGTGCCATCGCCTACGTAGTGGGAGAAGCGCAGCTTCTGTTCCGCCACAAAGCAGGCATCGGTGGGAATACCGAAGGTGATCTGCGTGAGAGGGAACATGCTTTCCAGATTCTGCTTCGATATGACGTTGATCTTCTCCTTACCTGTTTGATAGGCACGCAGGGGGGCGGATATGTACAGAAGATCAGCAGGACAGTCGTAGGTGAGCTTATATGCCTTAAAGGCAACCGTAGCGTTTGGACCGGTGTATGGACTATCTAGGACGAAATTAGTTGAACCAACCCCATGAGCAGATATGCGAAACATGTCCTGGGCAGAGGATGCCGTGCTGGTGCCCACAAACTTGATATTCCAGTCCAGCAGGGAGATATTGGTACCGAGGGGATCGGTGGGGATAGCGCTGAATGAGCCAGACGTGCCGGTTGTAAACACAGTGGCGGTGAGACCAGCGCCTATGCTCGGGAGAAGAGTGATCACACCAGGATAGGGAGCCCACAGCCACCACCAGGGAACGTGGGTATCCTCTGACTGTTCGAGGGTACCAGTTGCCAGCCCCGAGTAGCCTTTATTCAGATAGTCAAGAGCTTCGGATTGAAACTCAGATGTGCCGTCTATCGGCTCAGAGGCACGGCGGAGGGCGTCGTTCACAAGGTCTGTGGTTAAGACATACGGCATCGCCTATCTCCATAGAGCGCGCCGCCATCAAGCCATCGAGCGGGCTAGCTCTTTCATCTTATTGATCTTCTGTTCAACATCTGCCAGTTCTTGATGCTTGGCCTCTATCTCTTGGTCAAACTCCCTTTTGGTCTTTCTAGCCTCTGCGTCAGCCTGTGCAGATTGTTTCTGGTACTGCTTAGCGTTCTCCATCAGGGTTTTCTTCAATTCAGCTTCTGCCTTGTCTTTTCCCTGGATAGCGGCGGACTCTGCCTTCTTCAATTGAGATAGGCGAGCTTCGTAGTCAGCGGCTGTTGCGTTTACACTCTGCTTGATCTCATCCAGCTTTTCTTGATTATACTTGATCTCTTCCTGCAGATCATCCCGCCGCTGCTCGAGTTCCTTGACATGATTCTCCGCACCGGAGGCTTTCTTCAGGACTTCATCAAGCTGCTCGAAAGCCTGAAACTGCGTGCGAGAGCGAGCGACTATGTCGAGTGCTTCAGAGTATTCCATTAGATGAAGCCGCTCCTTTGTACTAGCGTGACTGTCAGGGCAGTGGTACCGTCACCCGCAGTTACGTTGGGTCGAATGTAGAGAGGGTTCTCTAGGATCTCTTTCAGGCCCGCCGCTGTTATGGTAAGGGCAGCACCTGCGGGATCATGCAAGGGAAACCAGTTGGTATTGTCGTTGGAGCCTTCGATAGTGGCAGAGCCAGCCGCACCGAAGGTGCCGCTCACCTGTACGCACTTGTCATTGAACTGGGCGGCGGACTGAGGAGTCCCTGTGGACGGAGAGGCGAACGGCACAACCGCCCAGGTGGTGACATGAACACCCTTTGCGAACGCCCTAGCGGAGAATGCCGTGACAGTCATGTCCCGTTACCTTCTATTACGTTGGCGTCCAGTTGGCTCGTTCCGGGCTGGAACAACCACTCTATCCTCGGGGATAGTGAAGTGAACTGACTCTAGGGCTTGTGGGGATAGCTTATTGATCTCGCCCCAGAGCCAGGTCGGATAGTCTGGTGGGTCGATAAGAGGCCCGCCCTCACTGTACACCTCTCCGTTCTGGAGATAGCAGGGCGGGCCATTATCTGCGTAGAGGCGGACATAGTGATTGACGCGAGTGACCCTCGATTGGTCCGTGTTAGGTACTTTCTCGGTCACGTGGACCTTCGTGAGGGTCAAGGGCATCTATCACCATCCTTCTACGTTTGCATAGAGCGTACGAGTGGCAGCAGGTGCGACCGCACCCATCTCCACGCCGGTCGTACCGATCCATATTCGGATCTTGTTGTTTACAAAGTCGTACTTGTATTGGTTACTATCATCGGACGCTGCCTCAATATCTACGAGTCCGTCCAAGACGCGGACTAGCCCGAGACCTCCTGCGGAGGGCATAGGGACGCCGCCCGCTGGATAGGTGAGAGCGCCATCACCGAAGACGAGCTTAACGCGGAAGCGTTTCTTCTTCCCCGCTATGGACTTGCGTCCCACGTCCATCTGAGTGACAGCTACGTTCGCTGCGGTAAGGGCGACCATTTCTGACCTCCTATCAGGCGGCGAGCTGGGTCAGGGCTGCGAAGTTAGCAACCGTATCCCATCTGTAGTCGCCATACACAATGATGCTGCCGGCACCAGCGGTTGATGCCTGCGTCTGGTTGACTACAAGCCTGGCGCCGGGGACTAGCTCGAGATTGAGTTCAGGCGTTACGAAGCCCTTGCCCTGCAAGCCGGTAGCGATAGGGATAGTGAGAGTACCTGCCCAGGCGGTAACACGGCCGGAGGC